CGTGGTGCTAGTACCTTTGTTGCCGACGTAAAAGCTCGTGTTTCCAACGAAATTGCCAACCGGCGCAGTGTTCACCGTGATCGTGCAGGCTGCTGGCGGTGTTTGCAGGTCGCCCGACCACACGCGCCACTGGGCAGCAGGGGTGTTTGTTGCGGTCAGATAAAACGCAAGAAATCGCCATTGATCGACCACCAGATTTGCACCGGTAGTCGTCCACTGCCCGTCAGTCGTGTTATCCGTTCTGAGTACAAGCTCGCTTGTCGTGGCCGCAATTTCAGCGCCCATAACGTTACCGGCCGACCAAAGGCCCCGCGTTGCTGTGAGCGTCGTCGGATACCACCAACCCGCAATTAGCTGAGCGCGGTTTGTCGCGCCGAGGCTCAACCCGAATGTAAAAGTGATGTCGTCAGAGGCTAGTGCGCCGAAGGTATAGGCCATCAGTTACGCTCGACATACACCACAAGCTGCAACGTATCGCCGGATGCGTTTGTGAAAGCGGCGCGCGTTATTAGCGCAGCGTAGAGCGACGTGCTACCCGAGCAAAAAAACGGCACGGCCAAGTTGAACGCCTGCGCGATCCGGTTAGCGCCGAGGTCGTACGCGCCAGAGAGCTGCACGACCGCGACAGACTCCAAAACGTCAGCATCTGTGGCGAGGTTGAATGCAGCGTTATCCGCTGCAAGCGTCACGGCTGAATTGTCGAAGAAAACGACATCAAATGCGCCCATCGCGTCATTGTAGCCCTGAAGGCTAACACCCACGATCATCCCGGTTCCGCCTGAAATCCGCGCCGCGTTGGCGAGCGTGCACATGGTGCCGACTTGGTCGCCCGCCGCGTACGCAGTAGTGCTGGTTCCGGCGACCGCGACAGAGATTCGCACCACATCACGGCGCGCGATGGTGTGCAGGTCGCCAGTGCTCGACACGCTTATCGCAGAATAATCGCCGTCCGCTGTTGAGCCAGTGGTGTGATTCCTGACGCCCATCATCAGGACGCCCAAATCCCCGTCAGCGTGCGCGACGTCTTCGGTCTGAAAAACTGGCTTGTCGGTGACGACCCGCGAGCCCTCTGCGCCCGTCGTGTTGACCACGCGCACAAGCTGCACGTCTGCAGTGTCGCCCGAATAGGTGACCTGATCCGAGGCGACGTTGCGCCCGGTGCCAGGCGTGACGGGAAAATTATCAGCCATGCGAGCCCCCGATTACGCCAGTGTGAAGATCGCGCCGGGCGTGGTGTTGCTGAACTTCACCGTGAAGGTCTCGGTGTCAGCGAGCGTGATCGAGGAGGCGTAGTCCCACCAGGCGACCAGGGCATCGGCAGGCGAGGTGGCGGTGTCGTTGTAGAGGATGGCGTAGCGAAACGGCCCGATGCCCCCTGCCGTGGCGGTGAACACCACCTGCGTGCCGGAGACCGTGGTGGTGCCCGTGACCTCCGCGATGGAGATCGTCGTGGCCGTGCCGCCTGCGGTGTAGCCGTTCGCGGCCGAGGGCGGCGGATGGTTGGTGACCGTATCGAGCGACGCTTGCGTGTTGACGGGTGCCGTGTTGGTCAACGCGATCTTGAAGGTGTGCGCGTCCCAGTCGTGCACGCCGCGAGTCAACTGCTCGCTGAAGTCTCGGAAAGGGTTGTACGTGGCCATGCTTATCCCCGCTTCTCAAGGTCGTCGATGCGACGGTGGGCTCGTGAGATGGTTTCTTCGTGCCGGTCGATGTGCGAGCGCAAGTAATCGATGTGCACGATCAGTGCGGCGATGGTTCTCTGGGAGGCCACGTTGCCGGCAATGGCGCCGGTGACGATGGAGACCAGCACCGCCATCACCAGTCCCGCAACGATCGCCTCCGTGTCCATCCCTCTGCACCCTCAGATCGATCGCCGGCCGGCCAGCACGACGGTGAGATTTGTCGTGCCGTTACCGCCAAAGACGCGCGGTTTCAGAAACACGGGCAACTCCACGATCTGCTTCAGGCAGGCCGTGGTGAGCGTGAGCGCTGTGCCCGAGGTGTCGGTGAGTGCGTGATAGGTCACGCCGTCGTTGGATCCCCCGATCGTCACACTCGCGCCCCCGAAGGTGCCGAGCACCTGGATCGAGCGATCGGAGTACACGGCGAGCCTTACCGGCTCCCCGTCATCGTCTTGTGCCAGTGCGCCCCAGGTCGTGACCGCCACATCGAGCGAGGTCTCGAACGGGAAGCTCGTGACCGGCGCGACGGTGGCCACGCTTAGGCCAGATCAGAGGCGATCTTGACCGGTGCCCGCCCGATCTCCGAGAGGGTCCGGGGCTCGCGCGCGGGCTTAGGTTTGGGTGCGACGGCAGCCGGATCCCCGACTGCCGCCACCCAGGAGCCCTTGAAGCCCTCGGGCACGTGCAACTCCTCGCCGGGCCGGACGCGCCGACCCTCGAAGAATCCCATCGACGTGGCAACGACGCGCTTCATGGGCTCTACCTACCTATCAGGCCTGTGCGGGGCTGTCGTAGGCCTTCCAGCGAGCGACATCGGGCGTGATGAAGGCGTTCACCTTCCCTGCCGTGAATGCCGCCGTGCCGGTGACCTGCTGGATGCCGATGTAGCGCTCGTAGGCCACGCCTTCCACGGGTAGCGGCATGGCAAAGAGCACCGACCCGGCGGTCATGCTGGCGACGGGGAATGCGCGCGAGGACACCAGCACCGTGGGCGAGGACAACCCGGCGTTGTCATCGGTGACCAGGTTGAACTGCCCCGTGGCCGAACCGCCGGAGGTCGCGGTCGTGTCGACCGTGATCACCAGGTACTCGGCCATGTCACCGCCCAGATCGCGGCCTATGCCCAGATCGATGACATCGCCGATCAGGTAGCTGCCGGCAGCACCGGTGTTCAGTGCCGTGGCATCGCAGAACTCAGTACGCTCATCAAGAATCATGATGCAATCCTCTGAAAATGGGGGGAGGTAGTCGCGCAACCATCAGGTCACGCGGGTCTCCGTGTTGATCAACGCATCGGTGCGGCGCACGGGGATGTCGTCGAACGTCATCACGCGCTTGCCGGAGACCGTCTCCCACGAGAGGTTGGAGCTCACGCGCTCGAGGATCCCCAAGCGCAGCTTCTCGCGCAGCGTGCGGTTCATGTAGAACGCGGCGCGGCCCTTGCCAAAGGAGGGCACCCGCTCGGTCGCCTGCACCATCCAGTTGATCAGGTTCTTGGTGTTGGCGATCGTGCCGAGCTCGGAGATGTCGATGTTCGCGATGCGCACGAAGTAGCGCCAGTCGCGCACGACCAGACCTGCGTCCCAGCGGTAGTGGGTGCGGTAGCCTTCCATCCGACCGCCCGAGCCATCGACGTTCTCGATGGTCACCTGGCCCTTGTCGGACATTTGCAGACCGCCCTGCGAGCCCTTCGGGTAGATGCCGAAGCCGGTCTGGGGACCCCAGACGCAGAGCCAGATCGAGGTCAAATCACCACCTGAGCCCGAGAAGGCGTCGATGATGTTGTCCGTGTTCTGGGCGGAGAGCGAGTTGTAGCGCGGCGCGAGACCCGTGAAGGCCTCCGGCTCCGAGCCCTCGTTGCCGTAGAAGAGCGTGCTCGCGTGCTCCTGGGCCATGCTCTCGATGTGCGCGGCGTCCTCCGAGAGGCGGAACGCGGCGGAGTTGCCGTTCAGATCGGCAAGGGCCTTGTCCACTTCCGCGTAGGCTTCCAGCATGCCGCAGGAATCGGTGATCTGCGCGGTGGTCGACTTGCTGGGCTGCACGCCGCCGTACAACTTGCGCCAGGTCGGGGTGGGGAGACCCGTGCGGACCGTGGTCTTGTGGCCGGTCGGGAGGTTGCCCTCGACCCAGCTCATGTCGGTGAGCACTTCGTTCGACTGCGCCAGGAGCTCGACAATGGTGTCGATTTTCCCATCGGGGTCGAGACGCTTGGAGACGTCGATCAACGTCGGGTTGTTTGCTGCAAGAGTTGCCATTGCGGATTCCTCGTCAATTCATGGTTGGAAACATGCGTTTTGCCATGCTCGTCTCGGCGCCCGTGGGGCTGCCCGGGATGAACCTGTCCTCACTGATCGCCTTGCCGGCCTTGTAGAAGGCTCGGATCACTTCCGGGTGGTTGCCCAGGCCGGTCATGTTCAGAACATCCTGCAGCTCGGGCGTGCCGAAGCTCTCCAGGGCCTTGCGGGCGATGGCCAGGTTCTCGGTGAACTTCTCACCACCGATCTCCTTGTCGACCTTCACCTGCTCCACCCAACTCGTCACGAGCGCGGCCTGTGCCTCCACCTGGCGCTGCTGCATCTTCACAGCAATGTCGGCGATGGCTTGCGCCTTGCCCTGCTCGAGTCCGAGCTCTTTGGCGATCGCGCTGAACTCCTCGACCGCGGCCGTATCGAGCGTCACCCCTTCGGGTGCCTGAAACGCATAGGCCTCGGGGGCTTGTGCGCTCGTGCTCTCCACCGCCTCGGCTGGGGCGCCAGCCTGGCTCTCACTCACACTCGCTTCCACCACGGCGTCATTGACAGGTGTGCCGGTGTCCGCAGTCATCTCGTCAGTCATGCTTGGTCCTATGCTCGGCGAGCACTTTCATGTACCCGGCGGTCGAGGCCTCGAGGAGCTCGGCTGTCAGAAAAAGCCCGATGTTTCGCTGCCCCTCGTTGAACGCCATAACGGATCCGCTATGGTTGAACGAGCTGCGAAACACCCCCGCCTCTTCCAACAATCGGAGCGCGATGCGCCGACCTTGGGGGTGACCTAGCAACCAGCGCAGATCCTCGAGTTCTTTTCGCCGGTTCTCGCGCG